AATCAGCACGAGTTTGAATGGCCTTATAACCATGTGGAAGAAACAGAAACATTAACAGCAGGTATTACTAGATATGCGTATCCTGCAGATGCAAAAACTATAAACTTTAAAACCTTTAGAATAAAACAAAATGATACACTGGGTAACGGGACGGTAAAACTAACAGAACTTGACTATAATGAATACCTAGATAAGTTTGTTGATCTAGAGTATGATACTTCAACAAGCGTAAGAGGTCTTCCTAATCGTGTGTTTAGAGCGCCAAACCAAGAGTTTGGTATTATTAATCCACCAGATAAAGCATATGAATTAGTATACGAATACTTTAGACTTCCTGTTGATCTTGTTAATGATACAGACGTGCCTACTATACCAGAGCAGTTTAGATATGTGATTGTAAACGGTGCTATGTATTTTGCTTATATGTTTAGAGGCGAAGCTCAAGAATCTAACATGATGCAGAGTCGTTTTGATCTTGAGATAAAACAAATGAGAAGTCTATACATAAACCGTTATGACTATATAAGATCAACTGTTAGACATCCTATTACTACTTCTGTAAGGGCGCTTTAATAAATGCCTACAAAACGTGAAACCTTTCCCATCGAGTTTCGTGGGGGTCTTATTACTAATATGAGTCCCTTGCAGCAAGGTATTAACATGCCAGGATCTGCACGTGTACTCAGGAACTATGAGCCATCCATTGAGGGTGGCTATCGTAGGATAGAGGGTTACAAGAAGTACGACACTGATATTATACCTCCGTATGGCGCACCTGTTGTAAGAGGTGCAAGTCAAACTGGTACATCACTAAATCTTGCTAACATACGTCAAACACCAGTAGCAGGAGATACACTTAGGGTAACACACGCTACTGCTAGTGTAAACGGTGCTACAAATTCTACTACTGCAGTAGTTCTTGATGGTAACTCTGGTACTATTACTGTAGGCATGACAGTTACAGGGCAGGGCATTTCTGGTACTGTAACAGTAGCAACAGTAACTAACCAAAACAATATTGTCTTATCCACTGCACAGTCACTAGACAATAATACAGAGTTAACATTTACTCACGTCTACACTATAGCATCAGGTGCAGTTACTTTTGATGGGGCAGCTAATACAGCAAACTTAACTTTAACATCTGGCTTACTTGCCTCTCCACTAAACGGAGCTACTGTAAAGTTTGAAAGCACTAGCTCTGCCTACTTAACTTTAGGTTGTGCTGTATTTCTAGATGATGTAATAGTAGCTAAGAATCAAAGCATTTACAAAACATCAGGCACAGGATACTCTCTTGTAAATGTACCAGCTTACGGAACAGTATTAGTTAACGGTGCATCTCAGACAGGAACTACTCTAGATATAGATGGTTTAAGTAGCACACCTCAAGGCGGTGACGTATTTAAGATAGCAGGTGTAGACTTAATATATACTGTAGTTTCTACACCTACCGTTAGTTCTGGTGGTACTACTGTAACAATAACACCTGCTCTAGCTAGTTCTCCAGCCGATGATGCTGTAATAACTTTTTTAAGTACGTCAAGAGAAAGTGCTAGTAAAACTAGATTTGCTAGGTATAACTATAGTGGTACTGAAAAGATTGCAATAGTAGACAGTACTAACGTTCCTGCTTTGTACGACAGAACAACCTTTACTGCACTAAATGACGCACCATCAGACGTAATAGGAGCAGACTTTGTTGTAAGTTTTAAGAGTCAACTATTTTTTGCTAAAAACAATCTAATAACTTTTACTGCACCTTTTACAGATAATGACTTCACAGCAGCAAATGGTTCTGGTGTAATATCTGTAGGTAACAATGTTACAGGACTAGTTGTATTTAGAGATCAGCTTATAATATTTACTGAAAGCACAGTACAAAAGCTAGTAGGTAACACTCAAGCAGACTTTCAGTTACAGCCAATCACGTTAGATATAGGTTGTATTGATGAAGACACCATACAGGAGATAGGTGGAGATGTAATGTTTCTTGCACCTGATGGTTTAAGATTATTAAGTGCAACAGATAGAATAGGCGACTTTGGTTTAGCTGTTGTGTCCAAAACCATACAGAATGAGCTTGTAAATTTTATTAGAGACAATACATCATTTACTAGTTTAGTTATTCGTGAGAAGTCTCAGTATCGTATCTTAGGTTTCAAAAGTGGCTTGACACAGGAAAACGCTCAAGGTATACTAGGCACACAATTTGCTGGGCAGGGTGGCGAGGACATGGCCTGGGGTGAACTGCGAGGGATAAGAGCGCACGTAGCAGATAGCAGGTTCTACCAAGGTACAGAAACTATAGTGTTCTCTAATGATGATGGTTTTCTATATCAACTAGAAGACGGAAGTAATAACTTTGATGGTAAAAACATTGTAACAACATTTTCTACACCGTTTATGCCAATCAGTGACCCTAGAATACGTAAGACATTTTACAAGATGTTCTTATATACAGACCCACAAGGTAGCGTGTCCTTTGACGTATCTTTAAAGCTTGACTTTGACCAGAAAGATAGTGTACAACCTACTAAGATAGACTTTAATAACCAAACAGGACAAGTTGCTTTCATGGGTCAGGCTACATACGGATCAACTGCAGTATATAGCACTAAACTAAAAACATTATTTGAAACACAATTAATAGGCACAGGGTTTGTTGTATCCTTACAATTCACGTCAGATAGTTCAGACCCACCATTTTCATTAGATGCTATAACTCTAGAATACGGAACAAACACAAGAAGGTAAATTGACATGGGAACAGGTTACACTAGAAACGACACAGGTAATAATATTGCTGATGGCAACGTTATTAATGCTGCAGACTTTGATGGTGAATACGATGCTATAGAAGCTGCGTTTAACTCCTCTACAGGACACACACACGATGGAACATCTGCTGAAGGTGCGCCCATTGAGGTGCTTGGTCCATCACAGGATGTAGTTATTACTGCTTCTGTTATACGTCCAAAGACAACTAATACTGTAGACTTGGGTACTACCAGCCTGAAGTTTAAGGATGCACATTTTGAGGGCCAAGTAAATGTTGATGGGGGCTTTACACCTAATCAAATCTCTGTAAAGTCTACAGATACAGGTAATTCTAAAGGCCCACAGCTTGATATATTTAGAGAATCAGCAAGCCCAGCAGATAATGATGCTCTGGGTCACATCGACTTCTCAGGAGAGGATGATGGCGATAACAAAACAATCTATGCATCTATACTAGCAACAGCAAATGATGTTACTGATGGTACAGAGGATGGATCTTTAAAGTTTAACACTATGGTAGCAGGTAGTGACACTACTACTATGATAGTTGAAAGTGGAAATGTTGGAATTGGAGCATCTCCTACTACTGCTTATAAATTATTTGTTAAAGGTACAGATTCCAGTGATAGTGGAGATGTTACAGTTAGATTAGAAACTGGTACTGTTTCTAGTAACAGTGCAACTAATGATTTAATTTTAGATTTGACTGCAAGATCTAAAACTTCTGGTGGTTCAGCACTAGCTCATAATACAGAAATAAGATCATTAGCTGACGCATCAGGTAACGGTGGTATATTAGCATTTTATACTGATAATAGTAGTTCCGCTATTACAGAACGTATGCGTATTAATAGTTCAGGGAGCGTACTGATTGCAAATACAAGTACTAGTGGTATCAGTGCAAATGCAGATGACATTGTTATAGGTGATAGAACAGATTCTGCAGAAAGCGGCATTACATTCGGATCAACAGTTGCAAGTTCTTTACGTTTTGCTGATGCTGGGGCTACATCACAAGGTATTATTCAGTATGTTCAAGATGACTCATCAAATACTGATTATATGAACTTTTATACTAATGCCACAGAGCGTGTTCGCATCCTATCTACGGGTGACGTAGGTATAGGAACTGGCGGTAATTTTTCAGTAAATGATATAACAGGTTCTGGTTTTGGTCTTGTTATTGGTTCAAGTAGTGCATCATCTGCTGGTATACAAATTAGAACAGGTACAAGTGGTGCTGGTAATATTTATTTTGGTGATAACTCTGGAAGTGATGCTGGCCGATTTGATGGTTTTATTCAGTATAGTCAAAATACTAGACAATTTAATATAGGTGTTGCTCAAACGCAAATAATGACTATAGACAAAGCAAATGAAAACACTTTAAAACTTGTATCAGTTGAAACAGATGCTGCCAGAGGACCAGTTATTAATTTATCAAGAGATAACAGCGATTCAGCAGATGGCGATCAAATTGGTGCAATTGTTTTTAATGCAGATGATGATGCTAACAATCAAACAGAGTTTGCTTCAATTACTGGTTTTATTCAAGACGCATCTAACACAACCGAAGATGGTGGTCTTATATTTGATACTGCATCCGCAGGAAATCCTTCAATAGAAAAACTAAGACTTTCTGGAAATGAAGCTGTTTTCAATAACGACAGTGCAGATGTTGACTTTCGTGTTGAGAGTAACGGTAACACTCATATGCTGTTTGTTGATGGTGGTAATGATGGTGTGGGTATATCTTGTAGTGACACTTCAATAGCTTCGACTTCTGCTGATGACCTTGTTATCGGAAATGGTAGTGCAGGTAGTGTAGGTTTGTCAATTTTAAGCGGAACTGGTGCAAATAATAGCATCTTTTTTGGTGACGGAGAATCTGGAGATGACAGATTCAGAGGATTTGTACAGTATAGACACAGCGTAGATGATTTACTTATTGGTGCTGTGGGCCAGACTCAATTAAGTTTTGCAAATACAGAAGTTGTTTTTAATGAAGATAGTTATGATCGTGACTTCCGTATTGAGGGCAATGGTGAAGGAAGTCTTTTCTTTGTAGACGCAAGTAAAGACAGAATAGGTATAGGAACTGCTGGTCTTGCTAATGATGCATCAGGTAATGGTGACAATCACGGTATTTTAATGGTGCGTGATAACACTTATCCTGTTGCTAGTTTTCAAAGAAATGCCATTTCTAATACTACTGGAAATTTTACCTGTTTGGTTTTAAATACTGAAACTACTGGTACTCCTGCTGCTGGTCTTGGTTCTGGCATGAGGTATCTCGTAGATGGCAGTATAATCGCAGAAACCGCAGGATTTAACAACGGTACTTATGAAATTAAAACCTGTGCAGCAGGAGCAAGCCTAGTTCCAAAATTGCATATTGGAACAACCACAACTGTTTTCAATGAAGATAGTGCAGACATAGATTTCCGTGTTGAGTCTAACGCCAATAGCCACATGATATTTGTAGATGGTAATAATGATAAAGTTGGAATTAACACTAGCGCACCAGAAGCTGTACTTCATGCTCAGGAAAATGGATCCTCTTCTAAAAAAGGTTTGCAAGTAAGTAACTATAATACTACAGCAGGAACAGCTCAAGCAATTAATGTTGACTTTGGATTAGCAAGAAATAGTGGGCCGCAAAAAGCTGAAGCAGGAAGAATAAAAGTCGGAAGAGATAACGATTGGACAAGTGACGATTCTAAAATAGATAGTTATATGTCGTTTTCTCATTATAAAAACAATGCATTAAATGAAGCAATGAGAATAACTGGCTCTAGTGATGTTCTTTTTAATGAATCAACTGGAGGAGCTATAACAAATGGTCAAGGAGCTTATATAGGAAGTAATGGTCAATTATATGCCTCAACCAGTTCTTCATCTGGACACTTTTTTAATGTTAATAATGACGGTCAAGCAGTTTTAAATTTTAGACACGCAGGAAGTACAGAAGGAAATGTTACTATTTCAGGTTCAACTGTCTCATATAATGGTTTTTCTGGACGCCACGAAAGTTCAGGTATTCCTACAAACACGCCTATCGGCACAGTAGTTAGCACAATAGATGCTCTTGATGTTTATCCAGACACCACCCACGATCAACATGGAAACGTAGTTCCCCACGGGAAAGCAGGTCAAACAAGAGCAGATCACCCAAAGGTAGAAGTATCTAGTTCAGAGGGCGATTCATGCGTTTATGGTATTGTTTCAGAGTTTGATGACGATGGTAAACTTATAGTTACCTCTGTAGGCATTGGCTCTATTAGAGTAACAGGCTCTTGCGCCAAAGGCGACTTGCTCGAAAGTAATGGTGATGGAACTGCAAAAGTGCAGTCAGATGACATCATAAGAAGCAAAACAATCGGAAAAGTTACGATTGCCAATAGCGATACAGGTGTAAAACTTGTGTCTTGCGTTATGTATTGCGGATAAGACCAAGCCATAAAGGAGAAACAAACAATGGCACAAACAACTACATGGAAAGTTAACGACATGGTTCGTGACGATTCTACAGGCGGTGTTAAAACCGTTTACTGGGAATGTCGTGTAACCGATAATGATCACTCAGAATGCAGTGCAATGGAAGGTGGGAAGCTACGACTTACACCTAACCCTTCTGCATCTGACTTTATTGCATATGCATCTTTAAAAGAATCAGACGTATTAGGTTGGGTATATAACAGCTTAATAGAAGAAGGTAGTGACGAAACAGCAGCCGAAGCAAAGGCTCGTGTAGAAAAAGTTCGTCAAGATAAGGTTACAGCACAAGTTGCTCGTAAGACAGCCGAAGCATCTGGAATGCCTTGGTAAATTAAATCAACCATAAAAGGAGAAAACAAATGGCTGAGAAAAAAACAACGCCAATAGTTATCGACAACGTAGAATATACATTGGAAGATATGACTACAGAACAACAGACACTGTTAAACCATGTAGCAGATTTAGACCGCAAGATCAGGTCTTCACAGTTTAACTTAGATCAGTTAAATGTAGGACGTAATGCATTTATGTCTGCATTAGCATCTTCACTATCCGCTTCAGAAGAAGCACCAGAAGAAGAAGCAGCTTAAATAAATAAGCATGAGTTGCTGCTACTAAGTGGCAACTCTTTAC